GTTCTTGCATAAACCATTTACCGACTTCTTCATTTGTGAAATCAAAATCGAAGAAGTCTGCTATGTCTTTACAAGTCTTTCTAGCTTTCTCAATCCAATCCGCCACAAACTGCGGTACTTTGACTTTTTCACGTTCAACCATGATAGCTTTCAGCCAGACCTCTCTATCATGCTCTGGCAATTCTCGCAATCGTGCTAGTATGTTTTTGAGATAGCGCGGAGCTTCGTCTGCGTAACCTGTTTCTGGTTCGTCCTTGACATAAATCGCATCGTTTGGAGCGATAATTTGTTCGCCGTAGGCAAGTTTAACAACGTTCTCAACAAACCTGTCATCAAGCACATTTAAGCCGACTATCTTCCCTTTTATTAAAACCTCTGTTCCGACAGGGAACAAAATCCGTGGGACATTAATCAATTTCTTAACATTCATCTTCTAACTCCTTCTTCAACTGCTTTACTTTCTTCCTCAGCAAGTCACGTTCTGCTACTCTCAAATGTCTTTCCTTAGTCAATCCCGGCTTGGATAGTTCCACTATCCGTCTTTCTAACACCTCGATAGCGTGTTTCTTACCGTCTAGTAAGATTTGTTTGTCAAATCCCATCCACTATCCTCTGCAATATCTCGTGATACTCGTAAATCTCCAGTTCAATTCTGTAATTTTTATTTCCAGACTTGCCACCGTGCATAAACTCAGTAGAGACTATCACATTGTAATTATCATCTGTCCAAATCTTAGCGTCTGTCAAGCCATCAAACAAAGCCTTGCTTGTGGGCGACCAGTTCGGTGGGTCATATTTCCGATTTGTTGGAGGATATATCCGAACCTTAACCTTGCAAGGTTTGTCCTCGCTATAAGGCAACCCAAAGTAATCTCTCAGTACATCGTTGCCCTCATATTCGGCTAACTGCCGTAAGAACTTAGTGATTTTAGCCTTTTGATGAAAGTGTGGTCTATCGTTTGAGTTAATCATCTGCTTCCTGCTCAACTCAAACTTCAAAATCAATCGTTCTTTCATCTCTTTGCGAACACCTCATTCAGTTCCATAACCTCCTCGTTGTTGTTATACGAGTCATACGCTAACCGCCCGAAACCTGCTTTATTCGTGCTTGTCGGTGTGTTGCCAGTCCATTTTAAATGCAGAAACTTACTGCACGCTCTACAACGAATCGATGAAGGTTTAATCTTAACCATTCTGTGATAACATTCCCCACAAAATGGACACTGCACATCTACTTTTACTAATTCAGTCATATTTTTCCAATCTATCAAACATTAAAACGGCAAATCGTCATCTGGGAGGTCAAATGGGTTAGGGTCCGCAAATGGTGAGCTATTTCCACTTTGGAAACTGTTGCCTTGCCCTTGTCCGTGCTGACTGTTGCGACTCTCTAACAGAGCTACACTCTCAGCGACTACCTCGGTTACATATCGACGCTGACCGTCTTTCTCGTAAGACCTGACTTGTATGCGTCCAATGATTCCAATAAGTGAGCCCTTGCTGCAATACTGAGCAATGATGTCCGCTGTACCTCTCCACGCTTGGAAATTGATAAAATCAGCCTCACGGTCTCCATTTTCGTTCTTGAAATTACGATTGACGGCAAGTGTGCCCTGCAAGCTAGATACATTATTAGGCGTTTTTCGTAGATCAGGAGGCGCTACAAGCCTCCCAACCAGTGTGACGTTATTGATCATCTAATCCATCCCTTCGTACAAACTTTTTCCAAGTTGTTCCTCAAAATCTTTTTCATCTTCGGGGTCTAATGCGGCCAACTCTGTGACAACTCTTATTTTCGTTTCTCTACACGGCTGATAACCGTATTTGGCATACCTCAACATCCTATTAAATGTGCTTACGGGATATGGCAAAACATTATCAACGACTAAACGTTTTGTGTGCAAATGCTCAAAGAAATCCTCATGAAATATGACTTCAAAAACAGCCATATAATCATCTTCATCCAAATTGTCATAGTTTTTGTAATAAGCAAACTTCGTTATTGTGAAATCAAAATTTGAAATAACTTGTTTTGGATTTCCGTATGTGTTTCTGATGAGCTCTAAACGAACTTTATCTTTTATAGAATATATAGACCAGCAATTTTTGTTTTCATACGAAAATTTCCAGTCTTTTGGTTTCTCTTTTATAAGTTGTTTATAATATCTCTGAGCTTCGATAAAATCCTGGTTGTTTTCAAAGAATATGTCTAGGTCTTTAACTGGTTCGCCATTGAAAATATTCTTAAAGCAACCTCCAGCAATATATCCTTTATGGCCCACTAGAAATTTATCAAGCCACCAAAGTTGTCTATAATTAAGTAAATCACTCTTTCTAAAATTCATATTCCCCTCCTGGATTGTGCCACCAGACAATCAGGTCATCCTGATTATCTCTGATGTCCATAATTACCACCCACATTGCTCATTGAGTTCAGCCTGAGTTAATGGCTCGATACGTTGATAACCGCTGACTTGATAGTTTTTCTTAAAATCAAATCCGAGTCGACTTAGACCAGCCTTGAAACGGTCTTTTTCGGCTGTGTCTACAAAATACACTTCCAAAGTCATTTTTTGGGTATATCGTTTTAAGTCATTTTCAGCCCCTTTGACGGCTTCTTGTTGATTCTGGGATAATTGCCCACCGTCTAAAGTTTCGCCCGTTTCTGGGTCAAATTCTTGCGTTTCCTCGTCGATATGACAGCAAAGGATTGTTCTAAACTCTGGATGTTCATTTTGTTGCTGAGCTAAAACTTCCTCACGTTCTCGTTCAGCTCGCTCTTGAGCCAATCTAACTTCTTCCTTTTGCTTTTCAAAAGCGTAATCTGCCTTGATTTGTTCCAACACTTCAGCCAAAGTCATGTCTTTCAACATACGAATATATGGCTGGTCTGTCATTCCGTACTCAGCACATTGTCCTGAGATTGCTGAGATGGTTCTCTTGTACTCTTCTTGTTTCTGATACTCAAATGTAATCATGTCATCAAGCGACTTCATCGTAACTTTCTTGAGTGTCACACCATCAGCCATGAAATCACCAGCCTTGACATACTCAAGGGCCTTTTCATCAAAGAGACGAGGATTCAGCATGTACTCAGCTGATTTGTTGGCTATGTAACTCTTAACCGTATCTATTTTTAGTTGTCTTTGATGTTCTTCAATTTCCTTGATACCTTTATCAAATTCACTAACTACGGTTGCAAATGGTTCAATAATTGACTTTGCATAACTATCCCATGTGTTAGCAGTCTCTGATAGCAAGTTTTTAGTGTCGATACGGATACGATTTTTAGACTCAATTAGCTTATTAAATTCAGCTCGCTTTGCCTTGTCATCTTTGAGAGTACTAGCTGTAGGAATATAGTCCTTGTACTTTTCAGTAGCCTCTATGAGGTCTTTTTCAAAAGACTCTCTAGTAAGCTCATCCGTTGTAATCATTTCATAGATTTTATTGATTTTCTTATCATCAATAACTTGTAATTCTTGCATGTTGTCCTCCTAATATTCAAGCTCACCGTCTAGCAATTCGCCCTGGATTGGTTCCTCAGTTTGAGCAGGTTCGGGACCTGCATGATTTGCCTCTTGCTCTTTGTTAAATTGCTCAATCTGAGCCATCTTGCGTGCTACGACATCCTCACGGCTCTCTTGAGGTGTGACGTCTTTGATACGGTCAAATGTTTCTCCACCGTCGTCCTCTGTGTACATATTCCCCAAGTCCTCAGGGAAAGCCTCTCTAAGAGCATTAACTAGGGCTGTTTTTCTAATCATAGTAGCTGGCATGCTGTTCCAGGTGCTTTGTTTCTTGTTGTATTCTTCAAGAGATACCTGAATTTCTACAGGAACTTTGAAATTTTTGCGATAGACTCTAGCCCAACCTCCTACCAAAGTATCACCTGGTAGCATAAGAGCCCCTTTGCGTTCGTGCATAACGCCATCTTTATCGACAGCAACCACGCCGGCCTCAAAGCCCTCATAATTTTTGCTCTGAGCTGCACGTTTTAAGAAAGCCTCTTTTGAGACAATCAAGCTGAACTCTGTCCCTCCATTGCGGTTTTTATAGGCTACAATGTAGACCTCGTTAGCTAAAGGGTTTAGGTTACGCCCTTTAATAAGTGACAAAGCTTGTCCCACCTGTTTCTCAGTAAGTAAATTCTGAGGATCAAAGTAACGTTTGATGTCTTCAAATGTCCAGTCAAGGGCATTGACAGAAATGTCACGTTTAGCCTGTTGTGTTGATAATTGATTATTAGTCATTTTCTTCTACCTCTGTTGTGTTTTAAGTTCCAATTTTCACGCTTTAAGCGGTTGTTTTTGTTTTGCAATTTTAAAATAATATTTTGTTGCTCGTTGATAATCTGCCCCAGCTCGATACCAAGATGGGTATACTCAGCTCGCCAGTTGTCGATTTCTGCAAGTAGTTCTTCAATCATACTTCATCACCCACATATCGATACTGCCCACATCCAACATAGATGTACTGGCTAGGATCAAGTTCTTCTTGCTCCTCAGGCGGTTGCATCATGTCTCTGTCATAATCAAACATGAGCATACACCTTCCCAAGTTCCAACACTCTTTTCACATATCTGGCCTTTGATGTCAAACCAAGATCCAACAATTCGTTTTTTTCTTCGTGATTGGCCAAAAGCCATACACGGTTTTCAAGTTCAATTCTAGTCATCTTCCTGCTCCACTTCTTTATCTTCGTTGGTTTCAACTGTGATTTCTAGTCTTGTCATAGCTTCGTCTACTGACTTGCCGTCTAGGATATCCTTGAGCATGTGACTTACATCGTGCATAGTTTGAGCCTTCACCTTACCTTTTTCTGTTTCTGGCATCAATCCGATTTCTTGTAAAGCTAGAAAAGCTAAACTGAAAGCGTGTAATTCTTTCTGAAGTTGTTTGATTTTTTTGATTGTGCGAATTGCCTTAAGCATATTGCTCTCCCATCTGTTCTTTTTCTTTGTAGATTGCCAATTGTTGTTTCAGGTCATAGTTTTCTTGCTCGAAAGCAAAGCGACGCTTGCGCTCCTCAAATAGGTCGGTCATGAGTTCGACCGCTACCTCTCGCCAGTCAAGGTTGACTGCTTTAAGAACTACTTCAAGTCTGAGTTTTAACTTAGTAAGTAATTTCATTAAGCTACACCCTCCTCGTTAGATTGCTTGTTCATGCCTAAAATAATGTCATAGTACGAATGGCCAGCAGGGATGACATATCCTGTTAAGTCTTCAATGACCGAACCATCTGCCATAATGTTTATAATTCTTGGTTTCCATTGCTCTTTTTTATTTTTCATGTTATAATTTCCTTGAATAATTTTGATATGCGCCTGATTGCCGTCAGGTGTTTTTTTATTTAGTCATACACAGTTACTGTATAGACTGTCTTACTTGTCCCATCGCTAGAATGTACGGCCGACTTCTCCACCGTTATATCTGTTGTATCATTAGCCATTTTGAAGAACAAATACAACAAACATTCTCGTAAAATTCTTAACTTTAAAGGGACACCTAGAAATCGTTCGAGTTCCTGTTCAATATTGTATTTTTTATCTACCATTTCCCATCCTAACTCGTATAAATTCCGCCATTTCTGGCAAAAGTTCTTAGTTCGTTCATCTTTCTTGTAAACTGGTAGTCACTTGTAATCAGCAACCGTTCTTTCAGCAAGCTAGATAGTCCGTAGTGATTAGATTCAAAATCGTCTATAATCTGCTGACGCTCTTTAGTAGTCACTTGCTGACAGGGATCGTCTTGAAGCTGTGTCTTTACTGAACTTAAAGGCATTTGTTTTCATGTTTCCTTTCGTTATTCTATCTACGAGACTCTGCTCGTACAGTTCCTTGAGGTGTTTACCCTCAAAATTAGTTGTGATAATCGTATTCGTCCTGTTTTCAAGAATTTGATACAGGACTTTTTGCATCCAGTTATTGCCTTGTCTGATTTCGTTCCCAACACTCGACTCTTTGCCTAGGTCGTCCAAAATCAAGAAATCAACATTTTGCAGAAATTTCACGACTGAGCGCTGTTCCCATTTCGAGTCCTTGTATTGAAAAGCCTCTTGTATTCGAGAGAACAACTCTATAGATGGCATATACACGACCGATTTCCGAACTTGGAGCATTTGAAAGCTCTCGTTTAAGGTCTTAGCTATCCCGACGGCTAGATGGCTCTTGCCAACTCCAGGCGGTCCAGATATAATCGTATTTCCTTCGTAACGTTCTTTCACATAGTCAGCCGTGACTCGCTTAGCGAAATTGACTGCTGCAGCATCCTGCTCTGTGTGAATTTCAAAATTCCCAACAGTCGCATTTTTCAAATCGTTTGGGATGATACTCTCTTTCATAAAGAGAGAGTAGGACCTTGTATCTCTGATTTGAACTTCAGCAATGGCTAACTGCTCGCTTGCGTTCTGGTCGATGATCTCTTGGACACATTCAGGGCAATAGGTCAGCGTGTTGCGAGTGCAAGGATTGACTGACCGCCACATATAGACCCCTTCATGTTTTGGGCACTGCTGTTTCAACGTCTCAACCTGTAAGGCTCTTTCTTGCAACTCTTTGCTCGATACTACTTGCATACGCACCCCCTAAAATCCAAGTCGTGGATCAAATCCATCATCCGACAATTTCAAGCGACCATTTGACTTACCACTTGACCGGGTGGGCTTCTGCCTATTCTCTACTAACTCAGCCGTGACCAGCCCTTTCTGCTTCCAGTCTCTCAAGATACTCTCAAGATACTTGAAATAAGGCTTACCATTACCAACGCATTCCTTGATAGCTAACTTGATGACCTCTTTACTATGGTCTTCCAAGAATGACTTCAAGTCCTCGATTTCAAACGGTGTCGGGTATCGTCCGAACTCTGAAAATATCCAATCGTGAACAATTCCAAGGTCGTTTTCTGCGTGGGCGTCCTCTATACTATATAAAGAGTTATCACCAGCACCCTCTGGTTCACTCAGTCTTGATAAATTAGTATTGATATTATCAGTCTTGATTGACTGGACTTTTTCCAGTTCTTGACCTGTAATTTTTCCAGTTCCGGACTGGACTTTTTCCAGTTCTTGACCTGTAATTTTTCCAGTTCCAGAAATGTATAGACGATTAGGCTTGTTAACTCCTTGCTGAACTTCCTTCAGCAAGCCAAAATCTTGCAAATCTCTTTTTGCTTTAATTACAGTTTTTTCGTCACAATTAAGCAAACTCATAAACTGTTTATTTGTGAAGTAAACAAATACGTCTCCATTTTTATCATGCCATTTATTTTGAATAGATAATGTCCGTCTATCAAATATCAACATGTAGACTACTTTTGCTCTCAGGTTCAAACGTTTGTATTCTTCATCCAGCAACCATTGTGGAAACTGATAAAAAGCATTGTTTTTCACTTCGCTTATTTTCAATCATTCTTTCTCCTTTCTATTTTTCTCAATCTCTTTCTGCTATAATAAAGCTAGAAAGGAGGTGAATCCTATGTCTTTTAAGATAAAAGGAATGGATGGGTTTGAGAAAAACCTCAAACAGTTATCTAAAAACTCTCAGGCAGTTTCAGGAACTCACAAATATTCTTTTGATGAAATATTTTCTGAAAAATTTATGCGCGAAAATTCTAATTTCACCAGCATAGAAGATTTCTTGAAATCAAGTCCTGAAAACATTTCTACCGCAGAAGAACTTGAAAAAGCAGATGAAACAACCTTAGACACATTCGTTTCAAATCAAACCAAATTCTCCAGCTGGAAAGAGATGCTGACCGAAGCTCAAAAAGCTTTACTTATCAGTCGCCTTGGTTTTTAATTCCAGTTCCATTTCATTTAGCCGTTGAACAGCAGCTTCTAGTTCTTCGGCTTTCTTTATGACCTCTTTAGCGGATTCTATAAAATCTGATAAATTTTCAATTTCGATAAACATCACTAAGATCGTTCCTTTCTTATTTTTTTGTTTCTAATTATTTACGAAATTTTCGTATTTTTTCCCTAAAAAAATATCATCGAATTTCACATTGAAAAAAAACATGTATTTTTTCAATAGCTGATAACCGATATCAGAGCTATCTTTTTCTAATCTAGCAATTGTTTGACTTGAAACTTCAAACTTTTCTGCCAACTCTGCTTGAGTAAGTCCTTTGTTGATTCTCATAGCCTCTAAAGTCCACTGCACGTTCCTACCTCCTTATTTTTCTATTTCTCCCTCGCAATTCTGCTATAATGTAAGCAGAAAGGAGGTGATGTTATGACTGATGATGTATTTTACAGTCGCAATAGAGCTGTTCTAATTGATAAAATTAACGACACCATTCGCAATTCAGGTTTGACAGACGATGAAAAAGTGAGTATCGTTAATCAATATCTTAGAAAGATGATTGCAAATCACGAAGTTGAGATACAAGCTCTGATGGAGCAAATTCCAAATCGTAATCTGTAATATCTTCACTAATGAGTTCAGCTAGTGCTTTTACTCTAGGTTTCATATCTTTGCTAGGATTTGGAAAATCCTGCTTGATAAGTCGTAATTGCTCAATTACCTTTTTGATCCTTTTCGTTGATGGAAGGGGTCTTATTGTTTTGTACGGATATTTTCTTGGTCTCATTTTGTTTCTCCTTTTTGATATAATGTTTAATAAAAACGAGGTTTGCTATGTTAAGTATTGATACACAATTTGTAGATACAATCAGTAAAATACTATCTGATTATGTTTCACATTCTGAAATCACAAGGATGGGAGAAGTTTTAGGATATCCCCAAAACGACCAGAACTCTGGACTCAATAAACACTGTAGAGTTCACAATATCATGTCTGATATACTCAACAAAACACAAGATAAATCGAATATCAAACTTGTAATTGAGTATATCTGCAATCCTTTGAGGTACATCGATAAGGTTTCAGATTTTGAAAACTTAAGATTAAAACTAAATGTCGTTCTTTCCCTAAAAGGTCTTACTATATCAGATAACGGACATGTAGTTATTACTACTGCTTCAAAAACTTTAGTTGAGGCAAAGAAACGATTTGAATCACTTGATCATATGTTGAGAACATTAAATGTTCATCCAAATGTTTTAAAATTCTGCACCCAGGAACTCTTACAAGAAAATTATTTTCATGCTGTATTTGAAGCAAGTAAAGGAATCTTTCACCGCATTCGTTTGCTAACCGGTTCGTCTCTGGACTCAGCAAGTCTAATAGACCAGTGTTTTAAAATCAAAGAACCCATCATGATTATCAACGGAAATAAACTACAGACTCTCGACGAACAAAGTGAATATAAAGGATTGAAGAATTTACTTCTGACAATCGCACATCTTTATCGTAATTCCAAAGCACATAAACTTAAATACTACAATCCAGATAGCGTTCATGATGCCTTAACTGCCTTAACTCTTATGTCCCTCGCTCACAATCTCCTTGACAACTGCACTAATACTAGGAGACTTGATTAGTAAATTATAAAATTCTATAGTCACCTCAGCTAATCTAATTGTTTCTTCATCTATGGGACTATTGTAGTCCTCAAGGTGACGAAGCCTTTCAGTCAACTGCTCTGATAAGTATTCTGTTTGTCTAAAGATAGATTTATGAAGATGAGTAATTGGTTTTAGCAACTCGATTTCATCATAAGTTAATATTTTTTCAGTCTCCTCTTGAGTTACTTCTGCTAATTTTTCCACACCAGAAATATCAACATTAACATACGGCTGTTCCATTATCGTTCCCCCTCGTCTTGCTTTCCAGCGCCCTGAGTTCAATTTCATGAGCGACTTGTCTCAATAGCTTCTCACATGCTATCTTAGCTTCTCTGTACGTTGTGTTCTCGCTGATAAAGTAATCAGCAAGTTCAATGATTTTATCTTCCATGATTGTCTCCAAAAATCAGTCTTAAGACCGATGTAATCTCTTCAAAAATAGTATATGGTTATGTTATCCTTTACAAGAAAGGAGCTGATGCAAATTGGCAAAATTTTTGAAGGGGACTGTGTCTCAGTAGAGTTTGGATTCATTTTGTAGGTTACCTTTTGCCTACCGTACCTGACTAGCAGGGTTCAATAGGGAAGCTAGCTTTTTTCTCGGCGTCTTAGCTAGACGACCCAATATTTTTAAAATAGCTGACATTTTTTCTTAAAGTGTCGAAAAAACTAGTCTTCCAAATCGAGAATCAAATTCTATTTCAACTACAGTGCTGGGGGCGATACCAGCGAAGTGTTGTTGACTACTGCTATTAGTTTGAGCAGAACAATTTCCGTAGCGTACTTCAGATAGCAGCTGGAGTACGTTTTTTATTTGTCTACTGAACGAATATCGCCTCAGTCTCATATCCTCACCCCCTTTCAAATGTGGTATAATCAAAATAAAATGATTGGAGAAATCCCATGGATTCTAATAAACTATTCTGCTTGTTTTGCGGTTATTCTGTTCCAAAGCACTACAATACATTCCAAGAAGAAGAACACTACTTTTGGATTCGTCGTCCACATGCTAATGTTGAGGAAAATTTGAACGACAAAATAACAATACAAACAATGAATTGTCCGAACTGTCATAAAGTTTCAATCGACATCTTGGGCGTTGGTAGTCAATTCCCAAATCGCATTATGCACTTCAACCCTATTTCACTTGCAAAAGTCTATCCAGACTACATCCCTCAGTCTATCAGAAGTGATTATGAAGAAGCTCACGCTATCTTAAATCTCAGCCCCAAAGCTTCTGCTACCCTCTCTAGGCGTTGCCTACAAGGAATGATTAGAGATTTTTGGGGAATTTCTAAAGCAAGGTTAGTAGATGAGATAGAGGCTTTAAAGGAGTCTGTTGACCCGAGCACCAAGGAGGTACTCGATGCCCTACGAAAACTTGGGAACATTGGAGCTCATCCAGAAAAAGATGTAAATCTTATAGTGGATATCGAACCAAATGAGGCTCACAAGTTGCTGAAGTTTATAGAATTGCTTATGCAAAAATGGTATATCGAGCGTCATGATAACGAGTAATTACTGCAAGATATTTTAGATTTGGACAAAGATAAACAAGATCAACGCAAATCTAAAAATTCTTGATAATGTGGAGAACAAGGATCTAATTCAAATATTAGCATGCCGTCCATATTGTAATACTGCTCGACGACTCGAATGCTATCCGATTCAGTTCCTTCTCCTCTCAAAATTGAAAGGTGGATAACTTTTTCAACCGTCAATCCATCAGGTCTACCACGTCTATCGTGGTATTTTTCTTTTTGTCCTGGCATTCCCCTACTCCTTATCTTTTTTATCACTTCGGTACTTCACTATCTGACGGATAGTAAAAGATACAATCACAAATCCTGCTAGGATTATCAATCCAGTTTCTTCACTCATTGCTTTTCACGGCAAATGATGGTACACTATCAAGTAGAGGTTGGGGCTTCTGCCCCTTTCTCTACTTTTTCTTAAGCTCTTTGTCTTTGAGCTTGTAAGCTAAGTACTGCTTATGCCAAAGACGAGCTTCTCTGACTAAGCCTAGTACCAAAATGACGGTTGCAGTGTCCTTGGTTGCTAGGCTTTTTATGATGTGTTCCATCATTTGCCTTACCTCCTTTTCCTTAAGCTTGATTTAATTATAATACGATTTTTTCGTATTGTCAATAGTTTTTATCAAAAAAATAGGATTTTTTCGTATTTTTGATTGTTTATCATTCAAAAATGATATATAATGTAATTATAAAAAATACGAGGTAATCGTAAATGGATGAAAAAAAACGAATGCAAATCATTGCTGAAAATATTACACACTTTAGAAAGCAACGTGGCATCACCCAAAAAGAGTTGGCTAAAGAAGTTGGAATTACGGCAAGTACTATGACAGACTATATGAAGTTAAGAAGCGCTCCTTCTTTTGGTGTTATCCAAAAACTGGCTGATTATTTCGGTGTTAAAAAATCAGATATAGATACTACTTTTAAAGAAGAATCCACCAACCCACTCCCAGATGCTCCAGATTCGCTCACACAACAGATAACGGATAAGGTAGTGCAATTAACCACTCCAAACAAAAAAATCGTCCTACGGACGTCTGAGGAGCTTCTGGAGAGTCAAAAAGCAGACGGCGAAATTTATAGACAACCAAACGAAGTATCAGAAGTCATTCAACTCTATGGTTACGACTACTACGACCACGCTGCTTCTGCAGGTACAGGGCAGTACTTGAACGACGTACGAGTGGAACGGATTGAGTTGCCAGTAGATGTTGATGCCGACTTTGTTATTCCAATCAAAGGTGACTCTATGGAGCCTGATTATCACGACGGCGACCTGGTATTTATCCAGACAAGCGTTGACTTGAACGATGGTGTTATCGGAGTGTTTAACTACAACGGAGAGGCGTATATCAAGCAACTTGTTATTGATGAAGACCAAGCATACCTACATAGCTTAAACCCTGCATACAAAGATATGCCAATCACACCAGAGACAGACTTCCGAATTATCGGCGAAGTTGTGGATATATATCGGGAGGGATGACATGAGTAACGAAAGTAGACCGATGGAATTGATTAAACACAACCTAGATTGCAAATGCCACAGACGAAGAGAATGGATTAGAGTCAATGATAAGTGGCATGCTATCGAGTTTTCAGTTGATGACCCAAATGATCCACCTATGACAGAGGAAGAGAAAGCCAACGTGGCCTTAATTCTTCAACAACACTTATCGGAAGAATAAAACCAACTGTTTCTAAAATGGAAATAGTTGCAAACAAAAAAAGCCCCACGCTCTCAAAACTTTGGCGAGTCTGAGCGTGAGGCAAGTCACAAGAAAAACTTTTCAAAAGAGATTGCCTTTTGAGATGTTTTCTTGTACCCATTTTATCATTTTTTAGGAAATTTTGAAAGAGGTACTACTATGATAACAACAAATAAAGTAGCTATATACGTCAGGGTGTCCACTACCTCACAAGTTGAGGAGGGGTACTCTATCGATGAGCAAAAAGCTAAGCTCTCTAGCTACTGCGATATTAAAGACTGGAGCGTCTACAAGATATACACTGATGGAGGTTTCTCAGGTTCCAATACTGACAGACCAGCACTCGAGGGACTTATCAAAGACGCTAAAAAAAGAAAATTTGACACAGTTCTAGTCTATAAGCTGGACCGTCTTAGCCGTAGTCAAAAAGACACGCTTTACTTAATTGAGGATATTTTCATAAAGAATAATATAGCATTTCTGAGCTTGCAGGAGAATTTTGACACCTCTACTCCCTTTGGTAAGGCTATGATTGGGCTCTTGAGTGTCTTTGCCCAACTAGAAAGGGAGCAAATCAAGGAGCGTATGCAACTTGGTAAAATAGGACGGGCCAAGGCTGGAAAATCCATGATGTGGGCTAAAACATCCTATGGATACGACTACCACAAAGAGACGGGAACTATTACTATCAATCCAGCTCAGGCTCTGGCTGTTAAATTTATATTTGAGAGTTATCTGAGAGGGAGATCCATTACTAAACTGAGAGATGATCTGAATGAGAAATACCCAAAGCATGTGCCTTGGAGTTATCGGGCGGTCAGGACCATACTAGATAACCCTGTCTATTGTGGTTTCAATCAGTATAAGGGAGAAATTTATCCAGGTAATCATGAGCCGATTATTTCAAAAGAGGAATACGATAAGACTCAATCTGAGCTAAAAATCAGACAAAGGACAGCAGCAGAGAATGTCAATCCTAGACCATTCCAAGCTAAGTACATTCTATCCGGTATCGCCCAATGTGGATATTGTGGCGCTCCTTTAAAAATTATGTTAGGCGTAAAGAGGAAAGATGGGAGCAGGTTAAAAAAATATGAATGCCATCAAAGGCACCCACGAACGCTGAGAGGCGTTACTACCTACAACGACAATAAAAAGTGTGACTCAGGATTTTACTACAAAGACAAGCTAGAGGCCTATGTGCTAGAAGAAATCAGCAAGTTACAAGATGACGCTGGTTACCTGGACAAAATATTTTCAGGAGACAATGCTGAGACCATAGACCGTGAGAGCTATAAGAAACAAATAGAGGAGCTATCAAAGAAACTGAGCAGACTCAACGATCTATACATAGATGACCGCATTACACTTGAAGAATTACAGAGCAAGTCAGCTGAATTTATAAGCATGAGGGCTACTCTTGAGACTGAACTGGAAAACGATCCAGCGCTCAGGAAGAACAAAAGAAAGGCTGATATGAGGAAACTGCTAAACGCTGAGAAAGTCTTTTCAATGGACTACGAAGGTCAAAAGGTACTTGTTAGAGGGCTTATAAACAAGGTTCAGGTAACAGCTGAGGACATTGTTATCAAGTGGAAAATATAGATAATTTTAGTAACCTACATTTCCACAAGTGTAAAAGCTTTAACCTTAGCTTTTTTCAAGAATGTCATCATTTTTTTCATGTTAAAAATTTACCTCCATATTTTGATACATGGGCATGAGCATTGCCGCATAAAGTAAAACGATAATCAGAGCCACAAAGATAAAGACCAGTGGCTGCACCAAATTCATGGTGCGGTTAATTCGAGTAAAAAAAGCTTCCCAAGTTTTTTCAGCATAGATTTCCAACTCACTACCCAGCTTGGACTTGACTTCACCATACTCGATGATGAGACTCAACTCCTTTTTAAAGAAAGGATAGGTTGCTATGGCTTGAGAAAATTCGCGACCATTTTGTAGGGCTTGAGCCAAATCTTGACCGATTTCTTTAAAGAGATGAGAACCTTGTTCCTGCATGATTTGAAAAATCTGCGTCAACTCCATTCCCTGCGAAATCATATTCCCCCATTCACGCGCATAA